TCCAGTACAGCAGCACGACTCCGCACGCGATGGTCAGCCTGATGGGGCGCATTCTCACCACGAACTATGGTGGCAACAACACCGTAATCACGGTGATGTACAAAAATGAGCCGACAGTTATTCCCGAGAATTTGAATTCAACGCAGATGGCCGCGCTGCTAGCTAAAAACTGCAACGTTTTCGTCGCCTACAATAACGGAACCGCGATCATCCAGCCGGGTGTCAGCTCGAGCGGCCAGTACATCGACGCTGTGGTTGGCGTGATGGCAATGGCAATCGAGATTCAGACCGCAATTTTCAACGTCCTTTACACCAGTCCGACGAAAATTCCGCAAACCGACGCCGGCATGGCCATTATCACGAACGCGATCGCGAGCGTCCTGCAAGCGTTCGTCAATAACGGCCTGCTCGCCCCGGGTGTCTGGAATTCCAATGGTTTCGGACAGATCGTCGAGGGTCAGACGCTGCCGAATGGTTTCTATATTTTCTGTCCCTCAGTCAGCATGCAGACCGAGGCGCAGCGCGCCAGCCGCGTTTCGCCTCCAATCCAGATCGCCGCAAAGCTGGCCGGAGCGGTCCAGACCGTCGACGTTTTGATTACCGTGAATTCGTAAAGAGGAGAGCCTATGCCGCTGCCGTATACATATTCGTTTCTGGATTTTCAGGCCACGCTCAGTGGCCCGGGTGGGGCAATCTCTTTCGGATCCGGCGCCGCTGCGGCGAAGGAAGGGATTTCGTTCGAATTCACAGAGGACAAGGACCGGCTGACGGTCGGCGCGGACGGAAGCCCGATGCATTCCCTCGTAGCCTCGCTCGCCGGCAAGGTGCTTGTGCGGCTGCTCAAGACGTCGCTGGTCAACTACCAACTTTCGCAGATGTACAACGTGCAGAAAGCCAGTTCGCTTTTTTGGGGACAGAACGTGATCACCGGAACCAATCCGGTCAGCGGCGACGTTTACACTTGCACCCAGGTCGCTTTCGCCAAATTCCCGCGCAACGATTTCGCAGAAGAGGCCGGCATGCTCGAGTACGATTTCAACTGCGGATCGATGCAGGTCGAACTTGGTGCGGGAGTTTTATTGTAGTACCATCGCGCGCCATGGACACACGCAAAGAGCCGGAAGATCCGATGCGGCTGCGCAAGGCATGGCGATTTCGCCCTGACAAGGACATGATCGTCGCCATAGCACAGTTCAGCGCGCTGGATATAATCCGGAAAAAGGTTCTCGCAAAAACAGGACAGCGCCGATGAACGCAGAAGGGTTTGTGACGATCAAGGGCGTCGATTACGCGATCGGGACGCTTGACGCAATGAAACAGTTCCACGTAGCTCGCAGGCTCGCACCGCTTCTGGCTGGCATGGTTGGGACCTTCGGGCCAGCGCCGGAAGAAAAGCCGGCCGATGCGCCGGAAACCCAAATTCCGAAAGAGCCAATGGACCTCGCGCCACTGGCTGCAGCGCTTGCGGAAATGGATGACAAGACGTCTGAATACATCATCCTCACGTGCCTCGCGGTCGTGAAAAAAAAGGATGGTGGCGCCTGGTGCGCGATGGTTTCGCGCGGCCGCCTGATGTACGACAATCTGGACCTCGCCACGATGATCGAACTTACGGTAGAAGTGGTGAAGGAGAATCTTACAAATTTTTTTCCTGGCGCTCCAGCGACTTCACCCGCAGCAACGAAGTAGGCTCGAGCGTCAGGCTTTTGTCGATGGACAGTCAGGAAGATTGGATGATGCGGCCAGTGCTGGCCGGCTCGTGCAAATATGAATCGCTCATCGATGGCACGCTGGATCTGGCCGATGTCAAGCGGATGAATGATGCGCTCGACATACAGAACGAAAATCAAATCAGGCTGGCCCGCGCGGAGCGAGAGAGAAAATAGCCGATGGCCGCCAATGCAAATGTCCTTGAAGAATTCCTTATCGGCCTCGGTTTCAAGGTAGATGCCGGGCAGTATCGCGACTTCCAAAGCAAAATAAAATTCACCAATGAGAAATTCGCCGAAATGGCGAAGGTTGCGGCGGCGGCGACCGCGCTGATATCGACCGCTATCCTCAAAACCGCGTCAGACCTCGAGCAACTGTATTTCATGGCACAGCGCGCCGGCTCATCGACGTCCGGCCTGATGGCTCTACGCTATGGCGCCGAACAAATCGGCGTCGGACTAGGAACGGCGTCTGCGGCGTTGCAGGGCATGGCCACGGCATTGCGGTCTAATCCAGCGCTCGCCATTTTTTTCAATCAGCTTGGAATCAAGCAAACCTCAGACAACGCGCAAAATCTTCTGAATCTCGTGATCAAGTTGCGGGATCTCAGCGCGCAGGGACCGTACGGACACGCCATCGCGACGCAAATCGCCGCCCAGTTCGGAATCGATGAACAAACCCTGTTCATGCTCGAGCGGAACCTGCCCGAGCTGATTCGCTCGCAACAAGAATTCCGAAACCTCGCGGCGAAATCCGGTGTCGACCTGGACAAACAATCTGCCGCCTTCCATCAGTTCATGGTCGACGTCCGAAGGCTGCTCGCCAGCGTAGAATTGCTGGCCATCGCTTTTGGAGGAAGGCTGCTCCCGTTCGCGGAAAGCCTCGTGCATTTGATGCAGCAAATCGTCGATTTTCTTTTGCAGGCCAATCAGGCAACCCACGGATGGTCAACGGCGCTGGGCGGGATCGTCGCAGCAATCGCGAGCGCTTGGGGCGGGATAAAAGCGATTGGCGGCATCATGGGAATGTTCGGGGCGGGCGCCGGGGCGGCTGCGGCTGAGGGCGGCGCTGCGGCAGCGGGCGGCGGCGCTGCGGCGGCCGGCGGCGCTCCCTTGCTGCTTATCATCGTTGCCGCGGTCGCCGCGATCGCGTTGGCATGGCTGGGCTGGCACTACCGCGACAAAATCGCGGCCACCACCGGAAGCCTGTACGAGCGCGGAAAAACAGCAGTGGGCAACTTCATCGCGGCCTTTGAGGGAAAGTCGCTGTCCGTGTATCGGGATCTCGCCGGGAAGGCCACGATTGGGTACGGCCACGAGGTAAAACCGGGAGAGGATTTCTCCGGCGGAATTAGCAACGCGCAGGCGCTTCAACTTCTAGCGCAGGACACGCGTGGCGCCATGGAGGCCGTAAAAACCATGGTGAAAAGTCCGCTAACAGAGAACCAACTAACCGCGCTGACGGACCTGGTGTACAACATCGGCGCCGCGCGCTTCGCAAGATCCACGTTGCTGAAAGATTTGAACGCAGGCGACTATGCCGACGCGGCCGCGGAATTCGGAAAGTGGAACAAGGTGCGCGTTAACGGGGCGCTCGTAGCGAGCGAAGGGTTGACCAAACGGCGGCTGGGTGAGCGCGACCTGTTCAATAAGCCGGACGTCACAATGAACCAGGAAACTACGATCCACGTTTCCGGGACCGCGGATCCCCGCGAAACCGGCCGCGCCGTCGTCGACGAACAGCGAAACGTTAACGGCAGTCTCTTACGGGATTTGTCCGGGGCGGTGCAATGAGCACCCCGAGCACGGTCTACGTCAAACCCTATCGTGCAATCATCGGCACCAGCTACATCGGCGCGAACGGGCAAACTACCCAGCCGTCGGGCGGCGGCACGATTTCTTCGACTACGAATGCGCAAAGCACCACCCTAATCGCGGATGCAGTGATTGAGGAAGAGGGCGACGATGAAGTCGTCGTTACGGATCATCCGGTCGAGCAGGGTTCAACGATTAGCGACAATGCTTACATCCTTCCGGCGCGACTCTCGGTTGTGTATGGATGGTCCGCCGGCAGTCCGCAGAATACGGGCCAGGATTCGTCTTTCCTGAAAACTCTGTACCAACAATTCATAACCCTTGCGCAACAGCGGATCGGCTGCAGCGTTTATACCGGGAAGCGCGTGTACACGAATATGCTGGTAACCGGAGTGTCGCTCAAGACCGACAAGGAGACGGAGAACTGCGTTTTCGTTCGCGTGCGCTTTAAGCAAATTTTGCTGGCGAGCGTTACTACCGTGCCGCTCACAAATTCAGCGCAGCAATCTTTGCCGCAACAAACTTCCGGCACAACCAACCAGGGAACTGTGAGCCTGCAGGCCGCTCCCAATTTTAATGCCGGAGCCGCGCCATGAGTTCAACCCCATATCTGATTCCACTATTGCCGACGCCGCAAACTCTTTCAATCACCCTCGCGGGCGTTCAGTACAACCTTTCCGTCTGGTGGAATAACGTCAGTCAGAATTGGATGATCGATATTTTTGACATCAACAACAACCCCATCGTGACCGGAATTCCCATGGTGACCGGAGTAGACCTGCTCGAGCAGTTCGGGTATCTCGGTTTCGGCGGCCAGCTTATAGCGCAAACCACGAACGATCCGGACGTCGTGCCGACGTTCGCGGACCTGGGCTCGACCGGCAACCTGTATTTTGTCGTTCCGGCGGAGGCGTAATGGGATCGATCGGAGCAGCCGGCGTGCAGTTTGGGCGGTCGATCAATCTTTTTCTGATCAATCAGACCAATGCACTCAACCTCAACCAATTCCGCATCAAGTTCAAGACGGTGGCGAACGACTCCGAGAGCCTGAACAAAGCCTATATTCGCGTTTACAACCTTTCGCAGCAGACGATTTCGCAGTTGATCCAGGAGTATGGCTACGTCGCCCTGAATGCTGGATACGGCGACAATCCGGGAACTATTTTCAAGGGAACGATCACAAAATTTGTGAAAGGCAAAGAAAGCAATACCGATAGCTTTCTCGATATTTACGCCTCGGACGGAGACATCCTCTACAACTTCGCCGTAGTGAACACTTCGCTTCCGGCCGGGAGCACGCCGCAACAGCGCATGCAAACGCTCGCCGATGCGATGAACACCACGATTCAGGGATCCGCGAACGAACAGCTACAAAGCGTCTCGCAGGACTTCGGCGGAATCCTGCCGCGGGGAAAAGTGATGTTCGGTCTAGCGCGCTCCTACATGCGGGATCTTGCCAATTACGGCATGCGATGGTCGCTGCAAAATGGTGTCTTGACGGTCATCGCGAACGATGATTACTTGCCCGGAGTGGCGGTCAAACTAAACAGCCAGACCGGCATGGTCGGATTTCCGGAATCGACGCAGCAGGGAATCGAGGTTACGTGCTTGATTAACCCGCAGATTCAGGTGGGAAACCAGGTCCAAATCGATAATAAGGACATCACAACTGCGACGATCAAGAATTTTTATTTGAATTCGATTGGCGATAGCGTCGCGAACAGCCTGTACGCGACCGTCGATCAATCGGCGGACGGACAGTACCGCGTGATCGTGATCGAACATTCCGGAGACACGCGTGAAGTCGAATGGCATTCGCATTTGACCTGCCTGCGCATCAATCAGTCGCCGCAAGCGGGCGCGCCAGCCGTGTTTCCCTATGGACCAAACGGATAATGGATCAACGAGAACTTATCGGAAGCCTCGAGGAATCGATCCGCGCCGCGATTACCGGCTACTTAGCCGAAGTATGGACAGCAATGCCGGGAATCGTCGAGAGCTTCAATCCAACGAAAATGACGTGCGTTGTGACGGTGGCGACGAAATCGTACGTCCGCGCGAAAGACGGCACCCAATCCTGGGTGCAACTTCCAAATCTCCTGGACGTTCCTGTGATTTTTCCGTCCGCAGGACTTTTCACCTTGACCATGCCAGTGACCGCAGGAGACGAGGTGCTGGTCATCTTTGCCAGTCGGTGCATCGACGGGTGGTGGCAAAACTCCGGCGTCAACAACCAGCCGGAAATCCGGTTCCACGATTTGAGCGATGGATTCGCGCTTCCTGGAATTTTCAGCCAACCAAACGTGCTCCCAAGTGTAAGCACAACGGCCGCGGAGCTGCGCACCAATGACGGAACCTGCAAAATCTCACTGGGCAGCGATGGTACGATTGTTATAACGGCACCGAACGGAGTGATGATCAACGGAACCCTGGTCGTAACCGGAAATATCACATCCGATGCGGACGTCAAGTCCGGGGCGGGAAGCCATTCTTTGAGCACGCACGTGCATGGCGGCGTGCAGTCGGGCAGCTCGGACACCACGGGGCCGATAGGCTGATGCGATATCGAGCACTCACGGAAGAGGGCGATTACAGTTTCGGCCTCGGGCCTTCGGAATTTCTCGTCAACACGCCGGCCACCGTCGCGCAAGCAATCCTCACGGGCCTGTTGCTGCATCAGGGAGAATTTTTTCTGAATTTGCTGGCCGGCATGCCGTGGGAGACTCAGGTGCTCGGCTATGACACGCAATCGCTCTACGATGCGGCGATCAAAAATCAGATTTTAGGAACGCAGGGCGTGCTCTCGATCGCCTCGTATAGCAGTACGCTAAATCCAAAAACAAGAAATCTCCAGGTGAATGGAATTGCGAATACAATTTATGGGCCGGCGCCTTTCGGAGTCGCCGTGCCCGTAGGACCGTGAGGCGCTAGATGCCGACATATCCACTTCCGACGTTGAGCGCGCAGGTCACGCCGCAGGGAATTCAGGCGCCGGCGATCAACGATATAATCTTGAGTCTTGTCGCGACGATGCAGAGCATTTTCGGAGCGGATATCTATCTGACTCCGGACACGCAGGATTATCAAATGATCGTCGTCTTTGCGATGGCGATCAATGATTCCAACCAAACGATAATCGCGACGTACAACGGATTCATTCCGGCGTTTGCGCAGGGCGCGGGCCTGAGCGAGCTTGTCGGAATCAACGGGCTGCAGCGCGAAGCTGCGACTAACAGCACTGCCAGCGTTGTGATCGTGGGCGTCGCCGGTACAGTGATCGCGGGCGGCGTGGCGCAAGACCTAAACGGAAACCTCTGGGATCTGCCGGCAAGCGTCACGATCCCCATCAGCGGAACGATCACAGTAACCGCGACGTGCCAGACAGCCGGGGCCGTCGTCGCGGGACCAAATAGCATCAACCAAATTCAGACCGTCGTGCAGGGATGGCAGACGGTTAACAATCCCGGCGCCGCCACGGTTGGAGTCAACGCGGAAAGCGATGCCGCGCTCCGCCAGCGCCAGGCCGAAAGCACCGCGATCGCCAGCCAAACCCCGCTCGAGGCGATCATCGCCAACGTCGCAAATATCACCGGAGTCACGCGGTCGCAGATTTATGAAAACGACACAAACGCGACCGATGGCAATGGCGTCCCATCGCACTCAGTTTCGGTCGTCGTACAGGGCGGAAGCCTCACAACGATTGCGCAGGTGATCGAGGCGACGAAAGCGCCAGGGACCGGCACGTACGGAAGCACCACGGAAATCGTCGAGGATCCCAGCGGCGTTCCCATCGCGATAAATTTCTTTCAGTTGGTAGACGTCCCCATCTACGTTTCGCTCACAATTCAGCCCCTTAATGGCTACGTCGCCCAGGACGGCATCGACCTTGTAAACGCGATCGTCAATTTCATTAACGCGCTCGCGATTGGCGAAGAAGTGTATTACGCATGGATCGAAGCTGCGGCGGCCCAAATCAATCTCCCTGAGGGTGTGACGTACGTGGTGACAGTTTTGACGATTGGAACGGCGCCGTCGCCGGGCGGCACGGCCAACATTCCGATTCCGTTCAATGAAGCGGCTACCTGCGCGACCGGAAATGTGGTACTCACTACGCTATGAGCGCGAACATCCAAACCTACCTTTCGCTCATCACGAGTGAGCACAATCAAAAACCAAATTTCATGGCGCTCATCGCGGCGCTCTGCCAGGCTTCGGTGGACCAGCAAAATCAACTCCTGAATTTCCCGAATTTCTTCAACCTGAATATCGCGGTTGGCGACCAACTCGACAAGCTGGGCGTGTGGATTGGCGTGAGCCGAAAGCTAAATCAGGCGATCGATTTCAGCACGTATGAACTGGCGGAAGATCCATTCACCGGACCGAACTCCAATCCGCTGAATCAACTGGTTTGGGGACCGTCTTTCGGCGAACCCGGCCTGCAGTTGCTAGACAATCAGTGCGTGCCGCAACAGACCGGAATCCTCTGCGCCGAACTGTACACCGGCGTTTCCTTCCCGAAAAATCAATACGTTACGATTGTGCTGGGGAATCTTGTTTCGGGCGATGACGAAGGAATTCTTGCGGAAGGAAACGCCACATCGGACACAGGTTACATCGTCAACGTTGAAGGACCGTACGGTGCCAGCGTTTCCGTCGAACTACTAAGCCAGGTCGGAACACTCGGCAGCTATACGGGGCCGGTCGCTAAGGGCGACGCCCTCACCCTAACGGTGACGTATGTGGGCGCGGTTGCGACCCTCACCGTGACCCTGAATGGCACCACCATCATCGGTCCAATCGTCGACTCGAGCGCGACCGTCCCGGCCGGGGCGCCTGGGTGCTTCATCGGATCGAATGGCACCATCGGCGAAAGCAGCATCCAATCGTTCGCGGCCGGCGAAGTATTTGCGACGCCAACGGCGCTGTCGACCCTTCCGGATAATTACTACCGAATCCTGCTCAAACTTTTTATCGCGATGAATGCGTGGGACGGCAACGTTCCGGGCATGTACAACATCTGGAACACGGTTTTCGCCGCCGAGGGTTACAAGATTCTCGTCATGGACAATCAGGATATGTCGATGGGGATCGTTTTCATTGACCTACCCAGCGATCCGGTGATCGAGGCGATTCTAACGGAAGGATATTTCTTGCTGCGCCCGGCAGGAGTGCGCATCAGCGGATTTTTTCAGCCGAGCGAGCCGTTTCCGGCAACGCCTGTTTTTGGGTTTGATGTTGAAAATGCCACGGTGTCCGGATTCGATGTCGGCGCGTGGGTTGAAGCAATCGTCGTATAAGGAAAAAACATGTCAACCGTAGATTATCTTCCTATAGCAGTCAGCGGCAGCGCCAACGTAGACAGCCAGGCTGATTTTGTCGGCTCTGGCTATCAGCTCAACGGATTCACTGCCGGCATCGCAGAGTCCGACAAGCTCAATAAATGCTGGCGGCAATCGAGCATGATCGGCGCGGCCGTCGCCAATTTCATCGCGAACACGCTTGGCATCAACGTCCTTGACGATGGG